CCTGGCCTCTTCCATGGCAAGGAAGCGCTCTAACAACTGAGCTAAACCCGCATAACGTTTGTTATGCATCGTAGATAAGGTATCAAGTTCTGTGAGCTTATCTAACATTTATGATGCAATGTGCGTGTCTTTCGACTGTATGCCTAGTATAGCAAACAAAGCTGCTTATGTCAATAAGCAGCGGCTGTTTTATGTAATTGTCCCTTATATTTCGCCGTGGGCGCGGTCGTAGATGGCTCGTAATTGCGGGTTAGTGTAGTGTGTATACACCTTGGTCGTGTTTAGATCAGCATGTCCCATGAGGTCACCAATGTAGCGTAAATCGACACGCCTATTTAGCATCTTCGTGGCAAAGCTGTGACGCAAGGCGTGCGGTCTGATACCGACAAATTGTCCGTCAGAGCGGGCGCAGGCTGCCTCGAAGGCATTACGGACATTACCTGGTGTCATTCTCTTTTCGGTTTGGTATGAAATGAATAATGCTGGGTTATTGTCGGTGCGAATCTTTAAGTAGTCTGCGATACACTTTTCAGTCTGAGAATCAATGAAACATATCCGTGAGTCTCGGCTTTTACCAACGATAGTGAACTGGCGGTTTTTGATTGAATTACGATTTAGAGAACACACCTCACTAACGCGTATGCCTGATGAGAAGATCAGTCTGCCAATGGCAACATTACGCAGCCTATTAGCATTACAGTAGCCGCGGCGCTTCATGGCTAGGATGGAAATAAACTCTTCAACTTCATCTTCGGTTGGAATATCTAGGATGCGTTTCTCTCGCTTCGGTATTTTAATATCTTCGGTATGAAATAATAGCTGGCGACCCTTGCGCTGGCAGTATTTGAAAAAACACTTGAGGCAAACTATATAGCCTCTGACAGTATCTGGCTTCTGGTATGAGTAGAGCATCTCACGCCATTTTCTGGTATCTTCTAGAGATACGGAATCGATAGGTTTGTTCCCTAAGAAATTGATTAGTAGTCTGCAAAAGCACTGGTAACGCTCTATGGTTTTGCTACTCTTGTCGCATAATATGACTTCGTCTCGCAAAAAGTCACTAAAACAATCTGAAATATTATTCATCATGAAAAACTCCACTGGTCTCTTTATAAAGATCGTTATAATGAAAGATTTACTAAAATAGTTCTTTATAGAGCTGTTTATTGGCTAAAAAATATAAAAATCATGCTTAATACCCACCTTTCTTAAAAAATAATACAAGAATCGGTTAGGATTCAGTGCGACAAAGTCTTATTATTTGAAAATATAAGCATTTTGTTATATAAAAACAGAGGTCAGACAGCAAGAAACACACGGTCGTCGCCGTGTTAGAGAAGAGAATCAGCCAGCTCTATAGCAGTAAATTACCAGTTATAGACTTACGCTGCTTTTTAATTTCAGTCAGCTTCAATAGTCCAGTTGGATTTATCCGCTTCAACTGTTTAGCCACTTTGGCGTCATGAACCTCCTTAGCGTGTTTAGCTATTCGCCGTGCGATGTATTTAGCTAGCATCTTCACAGAGGCTATCATGTTTTCGCACGACCATACCTTAGCTAGCCATCGCTTTGGGTCTTTCTTGCGTGCAGCTTGAATCAGGCTCTCTTCGAACTCTTTAGGATAGCGTATCTGCCGGTTTCGAAACATAGGTAGGTACGCGTCGTTTGTTATTAAATCTGATGCTTTGCCAAGTCGCTTACGCAGGGTCTTGACACGAGAATCAGAATCCTTATTACCGTCCACTAATTACCCTCAAAACTTTTACTATTTTAGTGTCGGGACAAATGAAAACCCCGCACCAAAATATGGTGGCGAGGTTCAACTAATGGGTTTAGCTTACTACCACCATAGCAGACGATTGCGAGAATAATCAACATTTTGTGAAAAAATGTCAAAAAACCGCCTCCGAGCTTTCGAGGCGGTTTCAGTTGTTCGGAAATCCCGAACAGTTCAGCTTTTTGCCACTGGCGGTGTCTTTCCTCGTGGCTCAGTCAATAATTTGCCAGTTTTCGGGTCGTGCCATCGACTCAAGCCTGGTACGCTGTGCGCGTCAACCAGGCACTGCAAGCAGTCGTTGTACGTTGAGCCTTGCGGCATCTCTGGCGTGGTCTTGCCGATGTGCAGCGTCACGCAACCGCAAGCCTTGCATTCGCGAAAATATAGGCTCGATTTTGTGATGGTTATTTTCTGGAGGTTCATGGATTGATCCTTTGTCCTGGATAAATTAGCCCGCGATTAGCAATCCCATTTCTCTCAGCCAGCCGCTGTGTATAACCAGAATTACCGAACAGCCCGTTCGTGCCATGCCAGCCGTTACGCAGTGCGATGTCACCGAGCGTATCGCCGCGGCGTACGACGTAGCTACCAGTGCTTCGCTGAATGTAGCCTGTCGAAGCCGGCGCGCTGATTCGCGGTGCCTGCGCTGCAACCCGTGAATTAACAGCTGCTTGAACCTCAGCTGGATTATAACCTGCTGTCTGTAATCGTGATACGCGGTCATTGCCGCTACCGTACACACCCCTCAATACATCAGCTACCACCTGGTCGTTCACTGCTTTCGAGCTGGCTGCCGGAGCAGCTGGAGCGCTAGCGGTGCCGTTCCAGATGTTAGGGCGGTAGTAGCCGATTATTGAGTTGCGGTATCCGCCAAGATCCATCAAATTAAAGGCGTTACCGACGTAGATATTGCCTGAGCCCTGATTCTGCCCGAAGAACTTCCCCTGATAATACATGGCCACATGCCCGTATTGGCCGCCACCGAATATCGCCCAGTCTCCATCTTTCATACCAGCTTGGCCAGCGTGCCAGGTAAAGCCAAGCGCTTGAATCTCGCCCACCTGGTTGGCGTATCCACTCGCTCCACCTGTCCTGGTAGCCACCACACGTCCGCTCAAGCTGAACATAAACTGCTTAAAGCCTGCTACGCACTGTAATCCATAGCCCTCATTGAATCCGCGGCCGTTCATCGCGTTGACGAAAGCAGTAGGGCTCGACATGTCAGTCTTGTAGTAAACGCCAGAGCCAAGCTGCGCTAATTCTTTGTCTACTGGCTCGCAACCCGATCCTTTATCCTGCGGTACGTCTAGTCCCATGATACCGGCAATAGCCTCGTCACGCTTTTTTGCCAATTCACACAAAGCTTTTTCTTGTGATTTAGAATATTTGGCTTTTGAACCGTCCAACGTGATACTGCCGTCCTCGGCTTGCTTGCCGGTAATGACGAATGTCGCCGACAACACTACGACTGCCGCCACTAGAATCACAGCAAGGCGGTTGGCGAGAAAATTCTTAAACTTCGATACTATTCTTTTCATTGCTACTTCTCCTCAGTGCCATACACACCGCGAGCTTCACGCTCAGCTTTGCGATTAGCCAGCCACATGATAGCTTCCTCGATTTTCGTAAGGGCTACACTGTTTTCGCGGCACGGCAACTCTCGATTGTAGCCTGCTAGTTTTGCGTAAGCTATAATAAGCAAGTCCTCGATAAATACACCGTTACGCTCTGTAGCAGCTGTACCGCCAGTTTGAAACTTGATTTTCAGCACCTCTTTGCCGCCGATATTAAGAGAAACTTCATCGCCTGGTGTACCGCGATTCAGTTCATTGTGTAATTCTTCTAGTGCGTTATATTTGGTAGTTTCCATTATTTTGATTCCTTTCTGTCCTGGTTATTCTTCTGATTTGTTACGCCCAAAAAGTAAACATTGACGCCGCCGGCAAACAGCAGCGCCGTACTTGTCAGCTGTTTTGCGATAGCAGCAAAGCCCCAAATGTCGCCAAGCCCTTGCACGACGAACGCGCCGAATGACAGTAATCCAACCGCGATTGATAGCTGCCGTGTTGTTTTCTTCTCTAATTTCATATTTGACCTCCTTGGTCGTTATTGTTATTGCTTCGAAAAATCAGGTAGAGAATGAGCGATATTGTAGCGAGGGATATTAGTAGGGTGATCATTTCTTTGCCTCTGCATCCAGTCGTGAATTAACATAATGATTAGTCTTATTGATCTCGTCTTGGGTCTTCTGTATTTGCATTGTTATTTGGTTATTGTAGAGATAGAATAATATCGCTGCGATTATAATCTTACCGATTTCCTGGACCATTGCGTCATTGAACCATTTACCGAGCTTTCCGGTGAACGTGGCAGCATTGACGTTATTTTGTCCTTCTAGAGTATTTAGACGATTATCGTAACTCTCTTTCATGGCGGAGACGAGAGTGGCTAGTTCATGGTGTTCAGAACGGCTAACATTATCTTGGCTGGCAAGTGTTCGTTTTATCTCGTCAACAGCCTCTTTGACATGCTTTACGTCTGATTTCATTTCGCCAAATTCTGTTAAGTCTATTTCTTTCATTTGCTATCCTTTGCCAAAATAAAAGACTGCCGCTGATCACCATTAGATCAAATTGGCAGTCTCTACATTGTAGCTAACTGATTGTATTATATATCGTGAGGCGTGATTTTATCAATAAAACAGACAAAATCGTGCAACATCGATTTTACGTCACTTATTTCGCGAACATTAAAACCTTCTGATATCATTAGCGAGACTCTTAGTTTGGGTAATGGACTTTCGGTTACTCTCTGTCGTATCGGGTCGTTAGTATTCGCGTCAGTAGAGGGAACTGGCAGCTTGAATATTGGGTCTGGAAGTATTGGCGCAAAACTACCAGCCAAATATCGTCCAGACTCTCGACTAAAAACAACTAATATTGTCCTGACGGCATTGAACTCCGGAAGGTTAAACGGACATGCAGTCCTGCGCTTATATCCTTCCGGCAACATAACATACGCAGCGTCTAGCTCATTTAATGAATGGTATGGCTCAGGAGTTTGGTATACAACACAGCCTATAGATGCTACAGATTAAACTGAGCCTATGAATCTCATGCTAAACTCACTAACAGTAGAGTCGCCGCCATAATTACGCTGGTCGCTACAGAATGCTCGTATATTAATTTCATCATTCTTTTTTAAGAGCAAGTCGACAGACAAACTTGGTCGTGGCAAGTGTCGGTCGTTATCTGTACCTCTAGTGCGGGCAGATTCTTTAATCATCTCGCCATTCTTAAATATGCTTATATATGCGGTATATTGAGAGAAGAAGCCGGTTTGTGCTATAGCTGTTCTTGCGTCGATATGGTAAACACCGTCTTTAGGTACTTTAGCTGTGAATGTCTTCGTATCATACATTTTTGCAGTGTCATAGGCAACATTATCGTATTTTACGATAGTAGACTGATTTTGTGGCAGGGCTTCCCACTTAGACGTAGTAGCAGAAAACATCGGAAGTGACGTAAAATCGATGTTTTCTGACTTGACCTTGTCAACTGTGGTTTTTCCATCCTCTCCTACCACAAGCACACCACTCTTAGTACCTCCATTGATAGAATCGAGAGGTATAGATTTTTCTTTTGGCTTGCCTTCGAGAGTTAAGATTGATGACATACCATCAATCAAATCATTATGCAATACAGACGTTGAGATGTTGTATTCAACCACAGCACCTTGCTCGTGCGGCATAGCCGGGGCAGTACGCCCTCGAACAGCGTTAGTGCCATTGTTTCCAGATATCAGGACCGTGACGACTTCCATTTTGTCAGGAGTCTTTTCACCAGCGGCGTCAATTCTATCGATGACAATATCAATACACGTACTGGTTTCCGCACCTACGGTAGAGGATAGCGGAATCGTCGTATCTGTATCACTGATTGACGCACTTAATGTTGTAGGCGGTATGTTTGAAGTTTTTCGTAGTTTATCCATTTCATTTTTCCTTTAGTTATTTACTTCTTCCAACTGGCAGGGTCTGGTACTTTCTTTGGTATGACCACAGATGTGATTGTGGCTATACCATAGGAGGCGTTGCTCGATCTGCCGTCTACTCGGTAGTTATTGACCACCTTATTTATTTTCAGTGATTTTTTAGTACTTGGGTCGCTAAAAGTTACGTGTCCTCCTTCTGTATCGTTAAACGCAAAATCGTTGAATTTATCGCTGTTAAATCCGGTCGTTACCATGGCACTAGAGACCGTAATGTCTTTCAGGGTGTGCAAAACACGTTTCTTGCCGGTGCCGCTCACCGTAATGGACAATGATCCGCTCACGCGTAGTAGCTCGATGTAGGTCTTCTTCATCTTTGCCCAGCTCATATGCCCTTTATCGAAGTGGAGTAGCCCTGTCCGGAACGTAGACACAAAAGGCTCGCCGTCATCGGTTATGTACTTTTCGCTAAACTCGACAATTCGATATTTGCCGTTGTTGTCCGGTGTTGAGCGAAGTCCCATCAATCGCTCGCGTCCATCGCTCGGAGTAAAGGTAATAAGCTTCTTGATACCAATAGTCCACGGACGTATCCATGCCTTCAGCTGCAAGTCCAGTATCCAGATTTCATTATTGACCTTGGATTGGGCGGCTGGTACGGCGTCAAATATTTTTCCATCAAAGTGTACACTCGATATCCCGCGGCCATATAGCGGGTTAATACCATCAAAATCTGGGCGAATAGCTAGACTGACCTCTTCAGTACTCAATACGTTCAGCAGGTCAGGTTTAGCGCCAGTGGTATTTTTGCCTCTGGAGCAGGTAAAGAATAGGTTGTTGTCTGCCTCGGTAACTGAGCCGGCGGCGTATGTCCCGTAAGAACCAACAACCCGGGCGATATTCGGTACAATGAACGATGTATTACCAACAGTCATCGAGGTGAGCGTAAGCTGGTTTTGAGAACCCTCGCCAGATGCGGTTGTCATAAACACTACGTTTACTGGTTCACCACGCCCATCACGATAGCTGCGGACGGTGATTGGTATTTCACCAGTACCTTTGTTTATCTCGACCCACCCGCCGCCATAGAAGGCATTGAATGCACTGATATATTTACCAACACCGCCCCAGTAGACCTTATCGTCTACACCAACGCCAAATATACGGTAGCTCGATCCAGTGATATCACGAAGAACGGGACCGGACGTAGTGTCGGCTACAGGAGCCTCCACAGCTACGTTTTGCGCGGTACGCCCCAAATCTCGATACGAGTTAGTCGATACCGAGTCAATATACGTTTCGTCATTCGACATGTCGCTGTAGTAGATATTGTAACGGGTGGCTTTTGGTACGGCATCCCAGGTTAATTCCAGGTAGTCCTCAACTTCGCCTGTCTGGCGCCACTGGTTGCGGATACGGCTGGTTTTTACGGAGATTTCAGCTGATGCCATTGTTTCGCCAACCTCATTGACCGCCGAGACTTTATAAAAATTGGAATAGCTGCCGGTTGCTAGATTCTTAGAATTGGTAACCTTGAGGTTTTTTGGCGTGTCGATACCTTCAAACTTCTTCACCTTATTGTTAGCGATGTCGTAGAACGCCAGAACATCCTTACCATTGACGATGTATACGCAATCGTCCACTTGATAGAACTTTGCTTCATATCCAGGTGTGAGCTTTTCTCCGGTTGCTTCCTGCCATGCTCCGCCGTTTGATCGCTTGACAACGCCGTCTTCCACGATGATAGCCCATTCTTCTAGCCCGCTGGCCGTTGCTAGCATTTTTACGGTGAACTTGTCAAAACCGTCGGGCATTTTGTCTAGAACAGGGAAAAATGTTTTTGTACCCCAGCGCGGATACAGCACACCATCCTGCCTTAGCATGTAATTTACGGCAGAACGGAGTGTGTTATTCGGTAGGCGTGCCTCGTCTAGATAGCTGTTAACACCACCGCTAAAATTCGGGATGATAATGTTCTGTGTTTTAGCGCTGCCGCCTGTCATACGTGGGGGAGTTTGTACTGCCATTACCAATCTCCTCCTATCCCAATGTCGCCCTCAAGTCCGCTAAACTGCCCATCAGGAACTAGCTCATTGCGCTGCCGCATATTTGCTAGGAGTATCATGGCGTCACTGTTATATTTCGTGTATAGGTTGGCATCGTCATTTACGAACAGTTCTGCTGTTACGTAGGCTATGGCGAAGTTTGGGTCGCTCATTTCTAGTACATCATCTAGTTTTGTTGGAATAAGCGGCTCGCGGTAGTATTTAACGATGATAGTTTTGTCAATTTCCTGATCGCTAGATTTTGGTATCCAACCTAGCCGAAGTTTATGTCCGATTTGTGGATTTCCTAGAATAGTAACAAACTTGCCATCTTCGCCAGTTAGCTGGCTAGGAGACTTTACATTCAGTGGTTCTGAGCTGCCCTGTAGGTAGAATCCGCTAGATAGCGAATATCCTTCCGGCAGGTCATACTCGCGCTGCCCAGGTTGAATAGGACCGATATCGCCTATACTAAACAGCTCATTCCATTTAGTAACGTTATCCGTTGACCAGCGGCGTACAGCCTTCTGTAGCAGGTTTAGTCGTATTTGCCCGTCCTCATCATTGAGTGCAGGCGCATCTGCCGCTTGTTCGTATGCTACGTGGACACTCTTTAGTATCTCGTTGACTTTCATTCTGAACTCCTTATCTTACGCGCGGCGTTGGTAGCGCCGACTTACTAATTTTGAACTGCGACGGGGCTTTGATGCCGGTAACGATGTTCTTGTTTGAGCCGACGTTGCCGAGGCTCACATTTGGATCTTTCGCAAAGCCGTATGGGCTAGAGAGCTTCATTATCTTGACGTTGTAGTCTGGTACTGAAATTCCACTGACAGTACCGCCTCTTCGTCCACCGCCACTGCCTGAGCCGCGTCTAGCACCTCCGCCACCGTTTCTGGATTGCGAAGTAACATTACCGTTCTCGTCCATGATTAGGGACCGCAGGGCTTGGTACTGATCTTTGGATATACGTCCGTCGTTGTAGAAACTCTTCAGCATAGAATCTTCTACGAAACACTTGTCAGCGATTGACTTCCTGCGTCCAGCGTATAGAGTATTAACCAGCTGCTCATTCGACATATCCTTGGTTGCCTCTTTGAGGTATTGCAATTTAACATCTGCTTTATAGCTTGCCTGCGTTGCATAGGTTAGCTGTTCCTTGTCAATGCCATTTTCTGCAGCGTAGCGTTCTTTAACCCAGGCTGGCATATCGGCGTACTTCTTATTCTTGTTCAGGTCGATAGCTTGATGGACTATTGCTTTATCGTTTGATTTAGCGGCGAGGGCAGATAGTTTATCGGTAATATCGTTTCCGGTATTGCTGTTTGTTTCACTCGAACCTCTTTGCTTTAATCCGTAGCCTAGTACGTAGTTGCGGTAGGTGGCGTCTGATTCATCTTTTGAATCTTTAGCAAGTCTCTTATGAACTTCTCGAGCAACTTCGCCGCCTTTTGTTCTGATCGTCCCATCACCGTCTTGTGTGTAGTCGCCGCGAGCAATCTTGGCTTTTAGTGCCACGGGCAGTCCGTCTGAGCCAGTTGCCTGAGACATTTTGCTGAGTTTATCCATTGCTGCGGTGTCGCCATTTTTAGCACGCTTCTCCAGAATATCCATCTTCCTGGAGTCCTGAACGAGGTTATAATACTGCTTAGCCTCTTCGGGATTGTTTAATAGCATCTCTCTAAACGCAGCACTGTCTTTATCGCTGAGCGCATGCTGTTTGGTGTCGTAGAACTGCTTCTGCTCATCAAGGGCATTCTTGCCGAAGAGCATTCCTTTAACGATATTTGTTGGCGAGCGGTCAACAGGTGTCTGAATGTTGCCTTTGCTATCCTGTGTATAGCCATCTTTTAGGGCAGCAGCCCCTTGAATTGTGCGCTTTATCTGTGCACCGGTTGGGGCTGTATCAAGCATTGCGGTGCCGATCTTACCAGCATCACCACTCGATAAACCTTCGCCAGCGGTAAGTCCAGCCTTAATCAACTTTGATACAGCGGGCGTGCCGTAACGGGAAATGTCTGAATCTTCGCCAAAAATGGTTTTCTTAGTTTTGTCGTCTATAAATGCTCCAACAAGTGCGGGACCACCCGGAACAAACTTGGAGGCTTCGCCTAGAAAACGCTGACCTGCTTGCGCGGTATTATTCAGAAGGTTGTCGTTAGCATCGTCCTCGTTACTGGCAAAGTCGTTATAGGTGTCTATTGTCGCCTTCAGGAAGTCTGGCAGTTGTTCTTGTCCGGTTACCATCTTCAGTCCGTAGTTAGCAGCGGCCGCTGCGATGATGAATTTGGCTTTCTGGGCGGGCGTAAAGTCCTTAAAGAACTGTAGTCTCATGTTGTTTACTTCTAGCCCAAACTGTGTGAACACACCGAGTACTTTCGAGTTCATGACCAATGGTCGGTCGCCAATGCCACGCCCAGCTAGAGTAGCCTTGGCAGCTAGGTCAGCCTGCCTAATGGCTGCGTCTCCAGTTAGTCCTTTGCTGAGCGCCTCGTTGTATGCGCTGCGCCAGCTCAGCTCTCCAGTAAACTTCTCAATAGCTTCCATCGGAATAGAGGCAGCATCAGTGTATTTTCGGATGATGCCACGCCGCTGCGATGAGGCGTCGGTATAGCGGGCTTTCATGAATGAAGATTTATTCAGCGGGTCGCTTGCTTCGTCAAAGCCAGAGTGGATCATCTGCTTGACAGCTTTCATGAACGATGGCAACCCGTCTCGAGCAATTGTCTGCGGAACACTTAGGACCTGCGCTACGGCTGCCGTGGCTGAGCCTGGTATAGTGTTAGCGCCGACGATACCTTGTGTTTTGATTGAAACATCTACAGCCCTACCAAAGCCTTTATCAACGGCCAATCGGTCAATGGCGTTCGTTTTTCCAGCAAGGATATTGCCATATTCCTGCCATGCGGCGATGAGAGGGGAGCGCTCGCCTTCTTTGAAGTTCTTGTGTTTTGGCTTGCCGGTCTCGACTTGCGCCATCGCTTCGTTAAATCCGAGTTCTTCGATAGCTTTGTCTAGCTTAATCTCCTTAGCTTTCTGGAATGTTCGGAAGGCGTTTTCAACTACCCGCACGCGTGAAGCAGCAGGAGTCATGTACTGGTTGTAGAGCATTGCCTCGTAGTACCTGTCGATGGCACCGAAGAAGTCCTTGTTGGCTAGTTCGCCGCGGCGTGTCTGTGCAAATGGATTCCACTTGCGGCGTGCACCAGTGTTTTCAGTATTTCCGACTATCTCGTCAGGAACACCCCCGCGTACTCCGCTAGGGATTGCTTCACCGCTCACCGAGCCATTCATTCCGGTGATGTCCTTAATCTTCAGTCCAACCTTCTCGAAGAATGACGGGTCGCTCATGATGTGCGAGATGTAGTTCTTGCGGCGCGGTATTGGGTCATAGCCGTTTGCTTCCAGTACACGGTTAGTGTTGTTGAGGATATCGTCTGCGTGAGTACGCCACCAATCCACCGCTGGCTTCATGTAGGTGTCTACGTAGTCTTTGCCGTATTTGGCGTTCAGGTCGGCAACATCGACTTTCTTTTCTACGAGGTCGAACATATCTTCGGTTAGGTCTTTTCGCAGCTGGCGAGATGGTAGGTTGTCTAACATCTTGCTTTCTAGTTTTGTTAGTCCATCGCGGCGAGATTTCAGCTCGACTTTCATGGCTGCTTCTTGGCTGTCTTTGAATACGGAGGTAAATTCCTTGGTAGCTGCGGCCGTTGCGGCATCTGGCGCGTTTGCGTCAATGATACGGTCGATATCTGCAAGCGGGTTATTCCTGTTACCCCAGCGCTCAATATCTCCGACGACAGCACCCAAATTGACTGGTTTACCCTCAACATACGCATGCTGATTGCCGTTCTCATCGATACCGACGTAGCTGCCAACACTCTTGCCATCTTTGTCGACTACCATACCAGTACTGCTGATAGTATGTTTATTGCCGTCAAGCGGGACCAGATCGAATATCGGCTTGCCTTGCTCGTCCACACCTTTTGCTAGAGCAAACTCTGTTAGATCAGGTTTGCGATTAGCTTCCGTACCCTTGACGTGGATTTTTTTGCTAGCGTCAATCCACTCCTGGCTGCCGACAACGCGGTTATATGCTGACTGTACGATGGTTGGATACTGTTTCATACCTCGTATGTCGTGAACGTCATAGCCGGTTTGTTTGCGGATCTCATCGCGAACTAGGCGGCGCTGTGCTGGAGTACCGGCGTTCAGTTTGTCGATAACATTATCAACGGTCGCTTGAGGGTAGGGGTTGACGTCTGCGGCTTGGCTTTGTGACGTAATGTCATCGATTCTGTACCCGTCGGCTACATCGGTGGCACTTCGGGCTGCCGCTACCGCCTGTAGGTCTGCCGTATTGTCAGGACCGACGCGTTCGGTTGTTGTGACGCCGGTGTCCCCGTTAGTGGTGGATGTTAGCTTTGAGCCGTCGCCGAGGTCTAGCTCCTCCTTGACTTTTGGTACAGTACCCTCAACTTCGTATGTTCTCGCCGGCTGGTTTGGACCGTCGAGGCGGGCGTCACTCTCGCGTAGCACCCCCTTAATACCATACTTACCTCGCGTTATATCGTGGCTATCCATATGCTCGGCTGGTCTGATTTCCCAGTCATACTCTGGGCGGGTTGTTTGTAGCTTTTTCAGCTCAATCTCAGCCGCTCGTTCAGTGAATCCGTTGTAGCCTTTTCCAGTTTCTTCGACTTGGATTGGTTTTTCTAGTCCTTCAGCTAATCTCTGTGCTTCACGGCGAGCAATAGCAATGTCTGAATGCGTCGAATATCGCTGTGATGGACTGCCGTCAGCATACTCTTCAACGATTGCGTATTTGCCGCGTGGTGTCTGCTCGATTCGGTAGCGGTAATCTTCAGGAGCTGTGCCAAAAAAGCCTGGTTTCGTTGGCTTGTAAACATCCTCACCATTGACATTTAACGTGTTGTTTGATACACTGCCAGTACGAGTTCCTGATGGATTACTAATAGGACTTGTGCCTGTAGCAGATTCTAGATTGCTACCTGCCTGGGTAACGCCCCGCAAGTCGTCGTCCATCAGGGGCGTACCAAGCTCAGCTTGGGCTTTTTTAATATCTGCCTCAATTCTTTCGGGGCGGATTTTTTGTACACTCTTAAGACTTAAGCCATCGTTAAATTGACCCATTAGGACTCGACCGCTCGGTGCGTCAGTGTTTGCATAGGTAACATTCTGGAGTCCTGTATCGTTAGGGCTGCGAGTGAGTGTGCTGTTATTACCATAAATAGACTTTTCTGCTATATTTACATACTCCTCAGGTGTTACTCCCTCCTGAATAATCCGCTTCTCAACATGTGCATTATGCGCACCTGGATATACTGTTACGTCTCTGTCGGCAACGAAGTCTTGACCAGTTTGCGCTTGGATCGCGTTGTGTTGGTCTAGGGTGTTCTGGCTAACGCGCCCGTAATTAAACGGCTCATCGATAGGATAATTCTCAATGGCTGTCCGCATTCGCTCATTTCGTCCAGCATTCGGTGTGATTTCCGTACGTGGAATATGTAGGTCGCCATCGACATATGCTTGGCGAAGTGCTGTAGCGCCCCGTCCGATAGCTGCACCAGCTCCTGCCATTCCAGCGCCAAAGGCAGCACCGGTCGCCGCTTCTTGCAAAGCATTTTCAGGTTTCCAGTCGGTGCCGGCTCGAAGCGACCCGCCTGCGCCTAGAGCAGCGTTCGTGGCTGCCTCATGAGCAATCAGTTGGGGAACGGTTTTCTCGGCTGCTTGACTGATAATACCTTTCTCTAGTGCACTTTTAGCTAGGGTTGGTGCAATACCCTTGACAACTCCCTTGGCAAGAGATCCTACAGGAGCAACAGAAGAAGCGACATCAACAGCTGTACCAGCTGCGCGAAGTATACGGTCTAGAGCTCCTTTGTCTTGCATGCCTCCAGTTATGCCGTTTATCTCTTGATCTATGGCGTTGTACCTGCGAGCGTATTCTTCCTCTGAAAGCCTACCTGCTTTATATTCTGCGGTAAGCGCATCAAGCGGGTTATGATTAACTAAAGCTTCACCTGAACGATAAACCGTCTTGAATGGTTGTGTTATGCCGCCAACTATATTGCCGCCAATATTAACAATATCCTTGCCAACAGTCTCTACATTAGGACCTTTCTTTGTTGCTCGGTCATCGATTAGGCTGCGTAGTAACTCTGATTCAGCAACGATACGTTCGAACTTTGCTCTTTGCTCTGGATTGGTAAATCCGTAAGGGACCTTGGCGTAATCCGTTAGATTTTTGGATATCTGCTCGATAGCCTCACGCTGCCTGCCGGCGTCCATATTATTAAAGTCTTCTAGGAATTGTGTCGGTGTCCTGCCACCGTAATTTATCATGGGCGATTGTCCGTATTCGCCCAAGGCAGCGTCAGCAGTTTTCTGGCGATACTGAACATTCTTTATCTTCTCGATGGTGTTTTTCAGCTGCTCGTCAGAGGTGATGCCTTGCTGTGCTTCATCGAGTAATTTCCGTTCGTTTGTCCAGTTGCCGCGGGTATCATTAAGCAGCGTCGTTAATTCGTCTCGACGCTTTCGGTAGTCCTCAGAGTTTAGGTTGTTGCGGCGTACCGTCTCATTCAGCTGTTGCATCTGCGGTGATTGCTGTGCTGGCTGCTGAAAAGGGGAGGGTTGCTGTGGATGTGGTAATTGTAGCTGCGACTGATTGTTTATCGAGAAGTTTGGCTGCTTGTCTTGCTGCTGTACTTTCGACTGGTTTTGCTCGATGTACTTTTTGGCGTTCTCGTCGCCCAGTGCGGCATACTTTTTGGCTTTCTCTAGCTGCGATTCAATTGTCTCTACGAAGTTTGGCTGAAACATTGGCGTTTTGGGCTTCTCTGGCGAGAAGTTTTGCTGCTGCTCCTGCTGGCGCGGCTGCTGAATAGTAGACAGGCGTGTTGCATCAAACCCCTGAAACTGCTTTGGCTGGCTTAGCGGATTATCGTTGTGCTGCTGGATTGGCTCGCGGTGGTTTTGCTGTTCGCGGCGTTTTTCTTCTTCGTCGTCTCTCCATCCGAAGAAGCTGCGTATCATTTTTCCAAAGTCAAACATTGGTATTTAGCTCCTTTCGGCTATTAGAATTGGACGTCGTCTGCAGAACGCCGTGGACGCATAAAGTAGCTGTCGTCATCGTCAGAGCGTCGGCCAAGAACTGATTCTGTTGCTTGTCCTGCACTCAGGCTAGGCGAGTTAATATTCGAGCTATCTACTGTGCCTTGAGTGATATTTTTCGCCTGGTATGCCGGAACACTTGCCAGTGACGCTTGCGGAGCAGTGATATTTTGGTATGTCTGTACGATTTGACCTAGCCGTCCGTTGATAGCTCTATCGACGTCCTGAATTTGGGCTGTTGACGCCATACCCGCTTGAGCGAGGGCTTGCATACGCTGGTTATCGTTCATATTCATCTTGTTGAGGATTTCGTTGCGCTGCTCGTTGAAGGTGTCGTGGATTTCTTGGTACTTGCTCTGGCGGAAGTCATTCAGCTTGCGCACTTCGTCTTCCAGCTTCCTCTGTACTTGCTGACGGTTGACTTCAATGTCGGTCTTCTGCTCGTTCAGGTCGTCTAACATCTTGCCTTGTTCGCTGTTTTGCAGGTCGGCCACGCCAACACCCAGCATGCCGATTGCGCTTGAGTTGCCGCCGCCCAGCATGCCGATGTTGTTTGATTCGCCCTGCAGAGTGTTGCGGACCATCTCGCCCAGCGACTGCTTGCCGCGTGCATAGCTTTTTTCTAGTTTCTGGTCTTGACGGTCGAGGTTCTGGAAGGCACTGTCGCGTTCGCCCTTCAATGAGTTGATGGATGTATCTACCTGCCTGTCAACAGCCGCTCGTGCTGCGTTGCGTCGCGGGTCGATAGAGCCGAGCATATCGTTGTAGTAGCGGTTATTCTGTGCCCACTGCTTGTCGATGGCTTGTCGCTGTACTGCTGACATACCGCCTCCGCCGCCGCTACCGCCTCTACTATAGCCCCAGCCGCCAATGCCATTCTGCTGTTGAGGCTGTTGCTGATTTCGCTTGGCGTCCCAAGCTTGAAATTGTCGATGCAGACCGTCTACATACTGCTGGACCTTGCCAGCTTGTCCTTTGTCGTAACTGATCCACTTTGTGTCGGCACCGCGGCCGTTGACTTTATTCCAGTCAATCCTGCCGTCGTTGCCAGTGTAGGCGAGTGTGTACGGATCGTGTACTGCCAGCCACCCGCGGAAGTCTGGGTTTCCTTGATATTCTGCCATAAAAATAGCCCTTTCTTGCACTTCGCAAAAGGGCTGTTGTTTCGCTTGGACTGTCCAGTTGCGAAGACACACTTAATACAAGTTTGTCTTTCGCCTCTGGAGTCCTGATGTCCGCCGTACGACCGGTCGTCCAAAGCCGTTGCCGAGCTTGCGGCTCACGGAGCGGTGCTTCTTGTAGTTTAATACAGGAAATACCGCATGCTTATTTATAAGTTATCATGCGTTTTTTCAAATCATCAATATTTTGACAAAATTTGTGTAACTTTTTCGATTCTAGTTTGTCGGACTATAGAAATGCTCAATAAAGAACCAATGTCCATTATCACCCAAAGTTTCGTCAGTAGTGCATTTACCAAAGCCAGTTAGTGTGTATCGGGAGTCGAGGATAGCCTTAGCGTGCGGCTCGCTTTTCATCCAGCCCTCAAAAACGGTCTTGTCTGTGATGTAGCCAGAGTGCCCTTCTTCCTTTGATCCCGTATCCAAAGATAGGTTTTCGCTATGGAAGCCAGTTGTAAATCCAGTATTTCTCAGGGCTATCTCCCAGCCATGCTCGCCAGTCTTTGGATTGTCATGTCCGTAATAGCTGTTGGCGACCATATCACTACACTTTTCTTGTGCAGATTTATTTAACGCCGGACTGAGCTGCATTGGTGCGACGCCATGTTCGGCGCGGATCTTGTTCGCCTCAGCCAGCATTGTCTCTGGTGTGATGTCATAGACAGTGTGCTTGCTATGCGAAGCAGACTTATTCTGGCTCTGATTTTTGACTGGAGTTCGTCCTTGCAAGTCTCTCAGCTCCTGTATCTTATAGTCCAGGGTGGCTTCAGTGTTTTTCCTATCAGATTCTAACTTGTTATGGTATAGAATAGGGTATGCTGTGTGACAGAATAAAAAACCGATAAAAAAACAAACAACACCGACGATAGCTACGTCGATGAGGCACTTCTTTCTAGTGACCATCGTGTCGTTTTTTTCTTTTTTACCACCTTTTTTCATGGCGTCATTATAGCAAATATGGTATGATTTGTCCATATGAAGAGGCTTATTGAATGGATAAAGGATAACTCCCTGATGTTATTCTGCGTATTATTTAGTATCTACTGTGCCATGATGAACCACCGCCCAGATTTGTATAATGTTATTAGCGCTGGGCTTATAGTCTCACTCCTCACGTTTATGTTTTTTATCGCCGAGGAGGCTCAAGCTATGAGGAAAGATAGTATGCTTGTCGCTACGGTGGGTCTTTGGTTAGCTGTTGGTATTATAATAGGAAGATACTTTCCATAGCAAAGACACCCTTGCGAGTTGGGGTGTCTTTACCGTTCTCCGTAGCGTCCAGTAGATTGCGTGTCATACCTGCGCTATCAGTGGAGGTTTTATGTTTTGTGTGTATTTTTTGGTTTGTCTTATTTTTTGTTAAACCTTCAGCTCGGCCGCTGGGGTAGAGACCTGGTTGTTTGCACGGAGCAGATCTGCTTCGTACTCCAGGTTAGTCTCTTCAATGCGGTACAGCTCGTCGGCGATTTCTTTCGGGACCGTCAGGTCTTTGCCTGCTGGATAGCCCTTGCCGTTAATCATCACCGTACGTCGCAGCTTGACGTGGACATACACTGGTTTTGTGTCTGGCTCGTATTGTGCGTCTTTTGGTTCTGATTCTACTGGGTCATGCAAAAACTCCCGCGGGTCGCTTAGCGGCACTGATGCCGGATCAGCTGTTGGTTGCGTCTCTGGCGTCGTCGGTACTGGCGCTGGCGAGACGGCCGGTGTTGTGTCCGGTGCTGCTTGCGCGGCATATTCAGCCTGCGGCGTGCGGGGCTGGGGAGTCGGCACGTTGGTCATAGTGGGACCTAGAGTATTTGGTGCGTTACCTTCCATGATTATCCTTCCATGGTGTGGGCGGCGGCCCGTATAGAGCTACCGCCCGGTTAGTTTAGTATAGCGAGCCGGATTCCAAACGACACATAAAGTTGTTGTTTAGAATGGCAGCCTTGGCAGCAAACTTCCAACCAAGCGTCATCTTCTGATGAAGTGGGTCAGACACGCCGCCTGGACCTTCCTTGTACACCTTCAGGTGCTGCAGGTCGGTGTTGCCGTAGGCGTCTTCGCCAAAGAGCAAACTAATGTGCACCTTCGCGTTTGATGCGCCCTTGTCGGTGATTAGGTTATTACTTCGAACAACCGTTACACCAGCAAACGAAACTAATTCGCCCTTGTATAGCTCGTTGGATTTCTCCTTCGATGCTTGGCGGTAAACCGTCTGGCGAAACGCCTCGTCATCCATCAAGTCTTGCTCGACGGCTGGATCGACAACTAGGACATAGTTGCCGTCCTTAAAGGTTGGTGCGCCTGCAGTACGCAAGCGAGAAACCTCTTTTCGAACATCTGCCCAGGTCAGCTTGTCTGCGTCAGCCAGCAAGTTGCGTGCGGTCTTTGAATTGGCGTAGCGTACAGCAGTACCGGCGATGATAACCTTGTTGATAGCACGGTCATAGCTTTTCGATGACTGCTCGCTGAGCTTCTTCAGAGCGTTTTGAACAGATGAGTGTTTTGGTGTTAATTTTGCGAGGTCAGTAAGCGTCACAAAGTCGCCATACTGGTCAACAACCGCATTGATAGCAGAAGTTGTCAGCTGGCTGCCGGCTGGGGCTTGCCCTTCCGTCAGAGGGTTAGTGACGATATCCAAGTCCGAGTAACGGGTAAACTGGATCGTTTTGCTTGATGCCTCTGGCAATGTTTCTTTGTGACCGAACTGGTCAAGTACAGTCTGAAACTCCGCTCCGCGAAGGACTTTCTTCGCAAAGTAGGTTTGCAGATCGTGCTGAAGCTGCGCAGTAGTAGTGTCAGCCATATTAAACAGCCCTTTCTGTAACCACTACCACCCAAATGGATTACGATAAACTAATGTTTCCGATCCTTGCCTCTAGTTCCTCTATGGAATCTCCGCCGCCACCTGAGCCTGCTGCCGACGAAAACATGCCAGAGCTTTGTCCGTTCAGGTTCTGTAGACTTTGCTGGGCACGCTCGCGCTCGGCTTGCGCTACAGACATGATAGGTTCTAAGTACTCATCGGCTAGCTTCCGAATCGATAGTTTCTTAAGAGCTCCGACGTTCCTTGCTAAAATGTGCGGCTCAATACGTCCTCGGACATAGCTGTCAACCGCCTTAGCTAAGGTTTCGTTGTAGCAGTTCGGATCCGTTGGATCTAACGAAGCATTGTTTGGGTCAAGCATAGGATATGCTTTTAGTATTTCTGCCTCTTCGCGGTCAAAGCGCGACGCCACCTGTTCACCGTCCAAGCGTTCCTGCATTGCCTCTACTGCAGTATTGGCAGCTTGCTGGGCTTGTTTTTGGTTATAGTCCATGATGTCGCTGGCGCTGTAATTACCATCTTCATCAGGAGTAGGGGGCTTAAGCTGGTCTTGCTGGTTTTTTCGTGCCATCTCCTGCTTAAGAGACTCGATATACTCGTCCTTCTCATGCAATTGGCTAGTCAATGCAGCGAAACGCTGATTGAGGCGCGATTGCTTGTCTGGACGCCCGTTTTGTGTATCTGTACCGACTTCTGCTTCAGCTTTGGAATCACCATTGGACTGCTGTTGACCGTCGCCATCAGCACCCTCCGCACCAGTCGCTGTTGTTTCGTTCGTAGTTTGATTCTCACCAGCCGGCGTCTCTGGTGTGGCGGTTGCTTCTCCGCCGTCTGTTAGCGCCATATTTTCTACCGCCTCGACCTGTTCGGCCGATAGTCCGGTATCGCTAGAAGTAGACATGCTACATCCTTTCGTTTAATTTAGCCAAGACACTTACGCAGTCCGCGGCGGGAGATACGCTCCGTTTCCGGCTAGTAGGGTGGTAAAAGACCAGCCGGAAACGCAACCTACCTCAGAACCTCTTCTCAACGATAGGCATTCCTTTCTCGTCAGTTTTGCCAGTGTAGAAAGTCCCCGGCGGCAAAAATATACCGTGTTCATTCTGGCAACTTATGCACCTTAGGCTTGTGCCGTTTTGTCGCCATTCACTGTCTGGTTTGTGTTGTGGCGCGATACTACTCATATCCAGTTCGGCATAATGCGGTTTTTCGACTAGCTCTGACTCCGTGTTTGACGTCTCATACGGGTTAGGATTGCTGTTCATCTTCAGCCTCCTTGGTCATTACTTCAACAGCTAATACCGCACCCTCAATTCTCTCGATATACTTCTCGATCCATTGCGCCATTAGCAGTCTAGACCGCACCTCTTTACCAACTTTTTCATCAGAATCATTAGGACCAAACTCTAGGTCTCTGTGGAGCCTCAGATTTAACGCGTCCTGCTTCATCTGCTCCTTGATGCGCGGCCAGCCCGGGATTGAAGCAATGTCGGCTACCTCGGCACGCTGGCGAGCTTCTGCCACTTTTGCCTCTAGGCTTAGCTCCTCGGCCACTGGTGTGAGTGGCAGGGAATTGATATCACTGTCTAAAATGTTTTCCATATTATGCCGCCTCCATCGGCTGAAGTTGTTGGACTTCTTGGGCTTGCTGCATTTCCTGCGGTGCTTGCGGCTGCTCCTCGACTTGTCCTTGAAGCTGCTGTTGAAGCATACTCATCATTTGAGGATCATTGAGCATCTCTGGGGTAAATGGCTTCGTCTTGTCGTTTTCCTGAGTGTACGGGTCAAAGATTTTGTCTTTGTTTTTGATGCCGCTAGCTGCGATAAGCTGGTCAAGTAGCTCTGTTCTGTTGACCTTGCGTCCATCTTCTTGCGCACCGTCCATTAGCCACGCACCAGCCTGAGATGACAGTAGCTCAACGAGATTGTAGACGCGCTCATACTCATCTTTCTGGTCATTGGCAGCGGTCGTGCCAGCATCTATTCGATACATCCACTTACCAGACAGCTTGGTGTGGTCAATCTTCATTTCGGCTGTACCGTGGGCGTTAATGTACTCAATCATACCGTTTTCGCCAGTCTCTGGGTCGGTACCTATTCGGTAACTCTTGGCTGAATCGAAGATGTCTAGCAGATCCTTGTGTCCAGATTTGATGATATCCAGGATCTCGTCATCAAAGACATGAAACTTTATCGGAACAGATTGTTTGGTGCCAATTAGGTTTATCATGCCATCGACTAGCTCTTCATAAGCTTCCTCGAACATATTTCTATCCCACTGATCGCGGGCGTTTTCGCGCTTTTCAAGTTTACTCAAAGCTTCTGGCGTTCGACCAAAGCCCGGCAGACCGTCGCTTGCGGATATCGTGGTGTCAGTCGTACCGTTTTGATTGAGCAACGCACCCTTCAGGAACTGATAGGTTGCTTGGAACTCATTCGATGGGCTAGCGCCTGGATTGACGAAGCCAAAGTCAGATTGTCCATTAGCAGTACGGATTTTGCCACCTGGCTCATAACGCATTAGAGATGGATCAACAGCATCACCCTTATACCACATTGGCGGGAATATCTTGAACTTGGAGAAGTCGAGATTTAGGTTTACGGTCGTGTCGATTGCTCGCTGTAATGAAGCGCCACGCTCAACATCGCCCATACCCCACAGCGAGTCAATCAATGGTATAGCGTACTTAAATACAACAGGTATACGCCCAGATTCGTGCGGATTCTTAATGTTTCGAACGATGGCATTTTCAAAGTCTGGTGCGAACGTAATCCAGCGCCCATTCTTGCCGCGTTCATAGCGAGTAACTAGGGCGATATGTCCCTGATGTAGGGTAGTTGCTTCGCCGCGCTCCTGTTGCAGGTTAGTAGTCGTTTCCTTAGCGTCTGATGGCTGATGCTTCTCGTTTGCTTTATTGAGGATAGTCTGGATAGAGGCTCTATTCCAATCCTTAAACTTCATGCGGCTTTGCAGATAGCGTTTGCTATGGTAGGTAACGATATAGACAGCGTCGCAATCATTCAAACTAGTATTGCCAACCTGCGGAAAGCATTCCGTCGGATTTATCACTCTAAAATCAGGACCGACATAATCCTCGTCAACTCGGTAATCGTACTGAACTGGCATAGCACCGTAGATAAGGGAATAGTAATCCCACATACGGAGCTTCGTCATGAATGACCACTGACTTTTGGCGTTGGGGATAACGTACTTAGTCCAAACTAAGTCCATCAGCATTGCTTTGCCTTGGTCTCGGCGGCTAAGTGAGCGGATGCGTCCGGTTGGCAGCTGCGCCACCACGCGGGAGGATCGTTCTAATATCAGCGAACTCAGGCTACCCTCACGAACACGAGACTTAAAGCCCTTCTCAGTAGACAGCTTGGCATAGGCAATATCGAGTAAGACACGCCATGTCTCGTGCGTGTGGATCATATTTGTCCTTGATTCTTGATAGTCTTTACCTAAATCGCTTGCTCTCATAATTTCTTTTCCAAAATAAAAAGCCCCCAGATTTCTCTGCGAGCCTCCTGCGGACCTTCCCGCTAGTAGCTATTACATAATTACCATATCATGAGGTTTTTAGATTCTCAAATAAAAATGGATATTTTGTCTAAGAAAATAGAAAACCGCTCTAACCTTGTGGTTTGATCTTGGATTTTATAGACTGATATTCTGGATTTATGCGGCATGTTTTGACTGAGTTGCAATCTATTCTGGTTTGTGTTGTTTCAATTTTGTATGCCATGTTACTTACTTTCCTTCCACTTAAACGTAAGAGGACCAAAAGTGAACTCACCCTTCTCGTTAACACCGAGTCCTACTTCTTCAATTTTATACAAAATATCGTTTCTATCTGTATAAATAATTTTTGGGGGAGCGTATCCGAATAATTTTTGGGTAGATTGCATCAGATCGATTATGTCTGGTGGTCTATTTTCTGTTATCTTTTTCTCAAGCTCAGTAAACATGTCCGACGCAGAATTAATACCACGGACATACTCTTTTTCTAACAGTTTCTGAATTTGTTTCTTCGCTTCAGCGATTTCACCGCCAACCTTGCGCTTCTCACCACGTTGAGCTATGGCTTCATGTTCTCGTCCGAGTTGATATTGCGCGAATAGAATGTCATCTAGTGTCATTACCTTTCCTCCTTTTTCATAAATTACATAACCACCTGGCAAATTCATATATTGAATCTCGTCAAATGGTATTTTTATGACTTCACACCACGATTGTGGTGGACGGGTCGGCTTCATACTCTTAGCAATCTCTCTCGCGTCTTCTATGTCAGCAAAAGCGACAACCCGACCAGCATTATCTTTGTAAGGTTCGACCTTACGCTCTTTATTACTGAGTTTTCTTACAAGATATAGCACCTTCATTAGCTTAATCTTTCTACTTCCTTAAACTTTTCAGCAATGCCCTTGACGTACTCATTTGTCATATTCATCTTTTACTCCTTTTTTATAATGTCCTCAAGTATAGTCCGCGCCTTAAAATACAGCTCATATTTTGCCTCATCTGGCGCGCTAGACAGGTCGATTAGCAAATCCATACCGCACAGTTCGCCAATTTTTGGTGTAGAGCTTTTGTCCTTGGAGCTGCTTAATTTAGCAATCGCAGCGTTATCTAGTTTGCTCGCTAAATCTAAAGTTGCAGTGATTCAGGTGAGCTCTTCTGGAGTGGGGAGGCTTGTTATGGTTTTCTTCATTTCAATGTTCTTTCTTAATGATTTACTAGATTCCGGGTCATATCTCACGTCCACAAAAGACATGTCCCTAATGAGGCGCGTCATTTCATAGTTTCGCATGCTATCGTCTCGTATAAGGCTTATAGCGTGCCTACGCACTTCTTCAAGCTCACAAATATCTCTTGCGTGCTTACTGCAGAAATGCTTATAGCCATAGTGTTTGTTGTATTTTATCCACTTATGACATTTGTCGCACTGGATAGATGGTTTCGATTCACTCTTCGTCATTTCTCTTATTTAACTCCTTAAAAACGTTGCGAATGAATCGCCCTACGTGTATTCTGGCGCATGTTTCGGCGTTGTTTTTGCTCATCTTAGTTTTCTTCTGTAGCACCTTTTGCATATCGAAGAATATGGGAGCAATAACGTCGGCAAAGTATTG